TTCTTCTTCCTTCTTCTTCTTCTTCTTCTCCTTCTTGGCGGGATTACGCTCCTTCGGGCTTTTAAGGGCCTTGCTCACAGCCATGAGCGAGTCCGCGGTCCCGCTATCTTCCTATAAGAGAGATGCGACACCGAGGGCCAAAGGAGCGACTTCTTTGACTCCATTCCAAATTGAACTGGCCGTATCCTTGATCCAACTCCAGACATCGTCCCAATGTAAATCATTCTCATGCCATTGGGGCATTTTCGACAGCAGTTCCAATGCTGAAGCGATTTCTGGTTCGCCCAGATTTCCAGTCTGGACTTGTATCCATTGATTCAAAGTAGTGTACTCAGTGGAATAACCCAGGGTAATATACCCGGATTGACCAACTGGGAGCAAAACCTGTGCTATGGTGCACAAATAATCAGTGGTAGGATAGATCAAGAACACATTGTCGTCAAATGCGTCCTGCGTTAGAGGAGCGGAGGTATCAGAGGGAAACTCGGGAACATTCATGTTAAAATCTGCCAATGATGTGGGCTTCAAAAACACAAAATTACCGTTGACAATATCACGCGCCTCGCTTTTCTTATCAGAAGCTACAGTGTCGAAATCAGTAAACTGAAACCAACTGGAGCCTTTAGGGCATTGCAAACCAACAACCTGGCCTTGCCGGTTTATTGGCGCTGATGTATTTGTGTACATCAAACTGACACCTGTGATACGAATAGCATCGATGAATTTGTAATTGTCTGAGTAATTGGGTAACGCCAACTGCTGCCAGATTGGAGTCGCAGGCAAAGTGGTTAATGTCCACTGAGCTGGGGAATCCGTCCCGACAAAAGGTGTTGGCGAAGCACACGACACGGTAATAGCATAATAACCTGTCTGCAGAATCGGTTGCACCGAAGTGACAACCCCCATACCTGATAAGATTGTGAACTCGATAATTGGCACCCAAACGCCTGCCGAGAGACGCTTAGTTACCACGGTCACCACCGCACCAGGAGGGCACCCCCCATCTGAAACCGACACGGATAGTGATTGTCCTGTAGAGAACAAAAACCCCCTGTGTTGATCGGTTTGACCCACGTGTCCCGGGTATAAAGTACTTCCGTAAACAAGATCCCCGTGCGTCCAAGACGCGCCACCTGGGGCGGCGTATCTCGGAAAAACTTGAAATCCCGCTGCGAAATTCCAAAGGAAATTCGCCCCATAGGTTGCTCCATTAGGGCATTGGTATGCCCCTATGTATGCACGCAGTGGGTCACGGAAGACAAAAGCCTGGAACGTTGTGGTATTCAATTCCGCCACGACTGATTGTGGGAACGAAACGGCAAACTTTGACCAAGGATTGGCCAAAGCTGTCGGATCAGAACCCATAGAACCACCCAGTCTGGGGACTAAATAATCTTTAGGGAGGGCAATTGAGGCAAGAAGTCGCGTGACCGAAGATGGTAAACGATTGCGCTCAGGTTTGTTGTCCCTAAGCGCTTTCTTCACCATATTTCTCACACGACCTTCTTCCGATTCAAGAACCTGAACCGCTCGAACGACTGCTTTCTTCTTTTTCTTGCGGGCAGCCCCCGCAATAGTCTTTTTGTTTTGGTTGTTGTCCATGTCTGAATTATTAATTTTCCCGAGCGGAAATCTTATAACTCCAACAAATCAACGGGTTCGAACTGCCCGCTATTTTTCTTGGTGCCTAAACGCACCAACATGGCATCAGACGCAATGGATTTAATGTGAGCTTGGGTGTCTGTCACACTAAAACCGACGGTGTCAAGTAAGGTCTTGATGAGCATCAATTCACTAGGGGAGAAACAAAAATTGTAGATCGCAGACCGGGCTGCTTCAGCCCTTGTCTTCTTATCCACGATACGAAGAAGATTTGCCACGGACTTCGCAAAATTTTGGTTCTGCATAATCCTAGTGCCATCTGGAAGTATAGTCATCTTGCGAGAGCAAAATGACTTATCCCCACAGGACATTTTCTTGCCCTGTGCTTCGTACCACGTTTGAAACTCGTGGATGTTAAAGGGTTTCTCAACCAACTTTCCATCTACGAAACGCATAACTTTCGTACCC